CGCGGCCGATCACGTCAAGCATCAGCTCGAGGCGCAAGATCACCTCGGCTTCCTTGTCGCGCAGGGCTTTGAGCAGGTACCACATTTGGTGTGAGCCGTAGTCGGGCCGAAGCCCGGTTGTCTTTCTGTAGCGTTGTTCGACCACGGCTGTGGCGCCACGCACCCGCGGCCTGAACCCGCTTGCCGACCTGGCGGAGATGTGCATGAAGCCGGAAGCGGCCTCCTCACGGACGATGCGGGCCGCCTCCGACAGTTCATGCTGCAAACCTCGTTTAAGGTTTTTGTCGACCTGCCCGAAGGCACGAACGAGCTGGCTTCCACCTTCGACGAGTACCGTCCCCGCCATGGCCGTTTAGGTGGTGGCCTTGACGATCAGCCCCGTGGCCTGGAACTCGACCGACGTGTCCGAGCGTTCCCCGACCTTGCCGGACAGCGGGCTGTACGTGAACAGCACGCATGTCGCCGTGTAAGACGGGTTCGTGGTCGACACCGTCGTGTTCACCGGAACCACCTTCACCGTGAACCCCGTGTTCCCCAGTAGCGGGAACAGGGTTGCGTCCACGGATGAGGCCGCGAAATCCTGTAGGAAGTTGACGGTGATCTTGTCGTTGCGGAGCCCTGGCGCGTGCTGATGCGCTGAGGCGCCCATTGCTGTGATGTCGACGTCGTCGACGTTCGTCTGAACCTCGACCGAATCGACGTGGTTGCTCAGGTCAACACCGTTCACCGTGACCTGCGCGTTGGTGAGCACCACTACGCTCAAGGTGATTCCCCCCTTCGGGTGTTATGGGTTGTGCCGCCCCGAAGCCGGGGACTGGCTTGATGCTTATCCGGCCGTTACGGGCCGGCGATGATGAACACGGTCCATTCCGCGCCGAGCACGGTTGAACCGTCCGGCCGCGCGTACTCCTGATATGCGCGGCACTCTCTTACGTCCAGGTCGGCGCAAGCACCGCCCAGAGTTTTGTCACTCTCGATCGCGTCGATGATCAGGTCGTCGTCGATCAGGTTGTCCAGCAACTTCTGCGCGCCGATGTCGGAGGCAGTGCCGACGTAGGCGACCACGGTCATGTAGATGTTCTTGACACCGCCACCCATCGCCTGCCCGTACTCGATCGCGCTTTCGTTGTCGGGGCGTATCATGATCGCCGGCGGGGTGAAGTTCGACAGCATGTAGCGGCTGACTTGGAAGCCGGGGATGGTGGATAGGTTGGTTTCGAGCCCGGCGCGGATGTTGCTGATGTTCAGGTTCACGACGCGGGGCGTTCACGGATGTAGTCCGAGATCAGGAACCTGATACTCGGGTCGGTGACGGCGATGCGGGTGACGGCCCCGACGTCCAAGCCGATGGCGACAACACCGAACGGTGCCTCCCGCGCACGCTTGACCAGCTGGGCGGCAAGGATGGTGGTGGCCTCCACGATCACATCGGGCACCGCTGTCCAGCCGAACTTGCCCGTGAGCGCGACAGAGCGCGGCCACGGAGGAAACTGCCGGCCCCACACCATGTTGACGTTCAAACGTGTCCACGGTCGCCCGTCCGAGTCAGCGTTGTTCGGCTCGAGCACAAACCACTGGTTCAGCGTCCACGCCTCCTCGAACACACCATCACCGTTCCGGTCCACCGCCAGACTCGTATAGGTGATGAGGTCGTCGATGAGACAGGTGGATCCGGTCTGCGGTGAGTAGTGCCTGACCTGGGTGGCGTCCGCGTCCGCGTAGAACCTGCGTTGACAGGCTCCGTCAATGCCGCGGCTGGCGGCGCTGATCGCCGCTGAAATGTCACCCTCGGCAAACACGGTGTTTGTGAGCTCGAGCGTCGCTTTGAGTTGTTCCTGGGTGATGTAGTTGGTGCTGCTCACGTGGCGTACTCCGGGCTGATGTTGATCAGGATGTACGAGTCGTTCGGGAACGTTTGGATGCCGCCGGCCTGGTAGGTGACTTGCCAGTCACCGAGGTACAACCCGGACACGTTGGTGGTGCCTGCTGTCCACGCGAACGACACCTTGCCCTTCGAGCCATCGGATCCGTCTCCGACCTGGTCGTTGCTGGCGGCGGTGTTGATAACAGGGGTGCCGGATCCGTTGATGGGGGCGACGCGGAACTTGACGGTGGCGTTCTGAATGTTGACGGCGGCGCCGGTGGAGTCCTCGAGCGTCGTGCGAATCACGCTGGTGGTGTCGCCCACTCTCAAAAAGAAGTCCGGTTCAGGCATTGGTCTCCCCGCTTCCTACTAGCACTCGTGTCCGGCTCGCATTGATTGTGGCGTCGTCGGCGCTGTCCCCGGTCGCCGTCTTGGTAAGGCTGTTGTTGATGGTTGCGAGATCGGCGCCCCTGCCGGTACTGACCCTCGTGCGCCCGTACACGGGAACACCAGCCCCGGACGCCGCCTGCTCTTCCACACCGGTGGCGTAGAGCCTGATGATGCCGCGGCCGCTGACCGCGAACACGATCGCGTCCGCCCCGGTGGTGTAGAGGCGGGCGACCCCAGCACCGGTCTTCGTGACCGTGTCGGCGTCGGCGCCGCGGGTGTAGAGGCGGGTGACGCCTGCACCGGTTCTGGATTTGGCTGTTGCTCGAGCCCCAGTGCCATAGAGCTTGGTGGTGGCGAACCCTGACTTGGTGCGCTGGGTGAGCCTGGCCCCGCTGCCGTACAGTTTCGCGACCCCTGCGCCGGTCTTGGCGTAGGTCGCGGCTTTGGTTCCGGCGGCTGAGTGTTCCTGCCAGCCAGCGCCCGTCTTGACGTGGACGGTGACCCGGGGCCCTGACGAGTACAGCTTGGTGACGCCAGCACCGGTCTTCTGGTAGGTGACGCCTCCGGTGATCTTTGCTGAAGTGCCTGTCGCGTACTCACGGGTAAGGCCGAACCCGGTCTTGATACGGGCGGTGAGCCGCGCGCCGGTGGCGACGAGCTTGGTGACGCCAGCACCGGTCTTGTTCCGGAGCCCACCGGATTGCCCTGTCGCGTAGAGGTTGTCGACGACACCTGCGCCGGTCTTGATGTGCGCGGTGAGCCTCGCACCGGAGGCGTAGAGCTTGGTGACGCCGGCCCCTGCCTTCGCGAACACGGACACCTTGAGGGATGTTCCGGTCGCTACCTCACGAGTGAGCGCAAACCCGGTGCGGTTCTTCGCGGTGAGCCGAGCACCTGTTGCCGACATTGCGTCGACAACACCGGCGCCCTTCTTCGTGCGGATGCCGCCGGACGGGCCTGTCGCCGCGTGGCCTTGAACACCGGCACCGGTTTTGTTTCGGAGTCCGCCGCTGCGTCCTGTCGCGGCGAGGTTCCCGATGACTCCCGAGCCCGTTCTCGGATGCTCAAGAACCCGGGAGCCGGAACCGATCATGTGAGAACGGCCACCCCTGTCTTCTGGTAGATGGTGCCGCTGGACGCGACAAGCAACTCAATATGGAAGACGGCGCCGCGAACACTGGCGCTGGTCGTGTAGTTCACGTTCGCCCCAGTCGGAACCGACGTGCCCGACCCCGCCACAGCCTGGTCATCGAACCGAACGCGTTTACCGGTCGCGTTCTCCCCGTAGTTCGAATACCCGGTCGGCACCACCGTGTACGTCGTCGACGCCGAGTCAATACCGGGGCACAGCACCGCCATCGAGTTCGCCGCCGTCGTGGTGATCGCACTGACGTTCAACGTGGTGTTGCTCGTGTTGTCGGCCGCGTTCGACTGCGCCCCAACAGGTGTTGTCGTGTTGCACCCGGAGTAGGCGCCGCTGATCACCCCGTACGAGCTCGAAACCGTGAACGTGAACGAATCCGTCGTCGTGTCCCCGGTAACCCATACCTTCCAGAACAGGTACGAGCGGCCGGTGCTGGTCAACGGCTGCGACGCCGCGGACACCCAGTTCTTCCCTGCCGGTGCCGCAACAACGTTGGTGGTGTTGCCACCCGTGAAGAACTGCACGATCCACACGTCGTTGTTCGCGATCGCCGCCGGCGCGACCACGCTGATCGGACCCGCCACCGTTGTTGTGGAGCCCGCCGTCTGGACGGTGCCTCTCCGTGCTATCGCCACTCATCCAACTTCCCGTCGATGAACGCCAACCACACCGCATGCGCCATCGTCACCGCCCCCAAACACTTCCTCGCCGTCTTCCTGTACGTCTTCACCGTCAACGGACTGATATGCAACCTCGCCGCCGTGGCAGGGATCGACTCACCAACAGCCGCCGCATGCACGATCTCCCGCTCACGCGGCGACAACACCTCACCACGATCACTCAGCAACGTCAGCAGCAGGCGCATGTCGCCGTGCCTGAGCCGCTCCGGCGCCAACGCCCGCCGGTACTCCTCGCAGGACAGTTCGCCGTCGGCGAGCCTGCGCGCGATGCCCAGGCGCGACGGCACTTAACCTCACCCTCCGAAGATGACTGAGGGCGTGACCTTGATTTGGTCGTTCGTGTTGATCGTGACGGCGGTGACGTCGTCGAAGTTGGCGGCGAAGTACGTTTTGCCGACGGTAAGTGAGTTGCCGACGAAGAACCCGTTGACTGCGGCTGAGTAGCTGCCGGTGGCTTGGAGGAACGACACCTGCGCGCATGTCGAGATGCGTCCGGACGTGGTGGACGCGATCGCGCCCCACGACGCGCTCGAGATGGTTTGCCGCGCGTACCCGCCACCCGTCGGATCCGAGTAGGACGCGGCAACGGAGGCTGACGTGCCGACCGTCGACGCGGTGAACGTGGTGAACAGGGCGAGGAACTGGTTAACGGGTGACACGCCGGTGGTGGCGTATCCGGCGTTCGCGATGACGAGGTCGAGGCCCTCGTTGGGCCAAATCTCAGCCATGTGATGGCCTCCTTAGTTGAGCGGGATCAGTGTCGGGCGGGTTTCGCCCGTTGCCTTGCAGCTGGAGCAGTACCAGCGGTCACCGAGAAGCCAAAGGACGGTGCGGAGCTTGCCGCATTCGCAGCAAACGGTGATGGTGACCGGGTTGTCCGCGGCGTTCGGTAGTTCGAGCTCCGGGTGGCCCTTGACAGTCAGGTCAGGTAGGCCGACACCGATTTTCACTGCACCATCTCCAGGGCCTGTCCGAGCATGACTTCGTTCTCGCCGACGGGGCCGCCGTGATCTAGCCGGATGACCAACCGGCCGTTTTCGAGTCGGTGGGGCCAGATGCCGATCGACCCGATGTGGCCGAGCATGTTGTTGGGGTCACACCACACCTCGAACCCGAGTGCGCGGATGCGTCGGCAGAACTCCAGGTCTTCGTTCAAGTACACGCCGTCGGATGATTCGAAGTAGGGGTAGCCGAGCGCGGTGAGGACGTGGCGGCGGATGAGCATGCCTCCTGAGCCTGCGGCGACGACCTGGAACGGGTGGTCGGGGACTTCGTCGAGGTTGTACGGGAGGTAACCGGGGTAGGTGCGTCCCAACCGTTCGTCGATGAACTCACCGGCTTCTTTGAAGATGCCCAACGAGAACGGCGGGGTGCGTTTCACACCGAGGGGAACAACAACGTCGTAGGGGTGTTCGAGTAGTCGCACGAGAATCGAGGGGTCGAAGCGGTGGTCGTCGCCCATGATCCACGCCCACTCATGCTCGGGGGGCATTTCGGCGAGGCTCATGTTGATGTTCTCGACCACCGAGCCGGACCGGCGGATTTGAACACCGGAGCCTTTGGGGAGCCCACCCGAGGCGAGGAGCTGGCTGTAGTCGATGAAGAACTCGCTGTAACGCATGAGGTCAGCGACGGGAATGACGATCGTGCCGGGCGGGTGCTGACGGGCACGGGCGGCAATGCTTTGGCCGTTGTTGCTCATGTGGGGCCGTGGGCGGCGGTGTGTCCGCGGAGAGGGCGACCGGTCACGCCGCCGCCGGCGCGACGGCCCCTTCAGAAGACGAGGCGGAGGTCTCGTCTTCGAAAACCGGCGGGTCATGGCTCGTGATGAACTCCACGCGGTACTCCTCCCGCATCCTGTAGTACTGCGCCTGCAAGTCACGC